TCATTACTCTTGAGGCGGTTCTTCAAATAGTGTTGACGCTGTTGCGAGTGTCTGCTCTTTTCCTTCATCCATGAACTCCGTGAAGTCAAGCACCCATACATCGGTAGCAGGTAAATTCACGTGCGTACCTTTGCCTAGTCGTATCTTGTCACGCTTGGCTTTAGTGCGACCTGACTTAAGACCATCTATCAATGCGGTGTAATTGATCTGCTGCTTAGCGCACCATGTCTTTAATGGTTTGGGCATCAAGTACATGGTCTTTACATCGTATTCATAACGAGCAACCAACGCAATACGTGGTGTTGCTTCAGGCAGTACAGCCTTCTCGATGTTGTTGGCGTCTTTACGTAAGTCTTGCGTACTGGTGATGCGCAGCACGTTGTTGTAATTCTCAGCCAAGTAATCGGTCAAGATGCTTTCAACATCGCCGCCCATGAACTCCATGTCAGCCTTTGCTTGCTGCAGGGCTTCAACAATCCACTTGAACATCGCAGCAATATCAAACCCGACAAGCCCAAGCTTCTTAGCGAGAATCAATCCTGCAATTGTGGTGGCTGCTTGCACAGACCAAAAACGATTCTCGGCTTGTAGACCCGCTGCGGCATCAATGCGTTGCTGCGTTGCTAAGATAAGCTCTTTGGTTGACTCAACGTTGTTCATTACGTACTGAACAAACATCACACCCGCATGACCGTAGTGCTCTTTGATGTCGGCGCTAAATACATCGGTCTCGGTCTTAGTTGCAAACACCATCTTACGTGCACGATACGAAAGTACCCGTTGTGCTTCAGCTTTTGGTAACGCTTTGTACGATGAGATGCGCTCAAGCATATCGGTGTTGCCTGTCGTACCTACTGTTAACTTCCACGGCGCACCACGAAAGCGTTCGGCGTTGCCTTTGGGTGACAAACGATTACGTTGCAACCCGCTCGGAACCTGATACGCAAAATCGCTCAGGTCTTTCGGTGCGGTGTTAGTCATCTCATCGCTATAAAACGGCAAGTTTTTGTAAATCTCAGCACGATTCATTTTTGAGTTGTACGTGTCACGCTCAAGCATCACGAGCACATCGGGGTCACCCCAAATAGAAGCTCCTGCGTACATAGCAGTTGTCTTACCCAACCCGCTGTCTTTACTATGTAAGTGAAAGATCGAACCGTTAATCGGCATGAACTGCATCAACACAGAGCCGAATCCAATACCGAACATGTATTGGTGTACTTCAAAATTTGGCTTGTTGTAAAAATCAATTGTCTTGCACCAATGCTCAAGCGTACCCTTCGGTACGAACGCTGGAAACAACCCTGCGGTATTGCTTGCAGGAGGGTTCACAGTAATGTTGTCTTTAAAGACTTCCATGTTGCCGACAACAAACGATGTGAAGTTATCGTCTGTCCATCCAAACTGCCGACGGGCCTCGTCTGCTACGGTTGTCATCTGTAAATCATTTACCCATGTGGTTACGTAATTCATAAGCTCATCCATTTTCATAATAGCAACACCGTGCATGGACATGTAGCGCCGGAACTCATCCTTTGCTGTAGCTGCTGCATACGGTATCGTAAATTCACGAACCCCATCTTTAGGCAAGTGCAATCTCATAACTAACGCTTCGCCTATTTCGGGGTCTCTTAACCTGCGCACGACATATAAATCATGGTGATACACTGGTGTTTCAACTTCTCCATCATCACTTTTGACTCGTTTAAATATGCCACCGTTCTTGCCCCGCACGTAAGGCGTGGGGTACTTCGGTATTGTGTATTGCTGCGGTGGTGTATTCGGTAAGTCAGCAGAGATGTCCTCTACAATAACTTCTTCCTCAGTTGTTGATAATTCCCGCCCTAAAGCAAGCGGGTTTGTAATCTTACCCCAATGTTTGCAGTCAGGGCATATGCTAGGGTTGTACTTGTTAAACGTTTGGCAACTATAAGGTCCACGTATCTGTGATGCTTTGTACTCAGTTGAATCATACGAGTAATCGGGATGCCGTGTTGAAATCTTATGTATGGCTTTGTCACGGTCTTCGCAAAACGCTGCGATTGACAATCCTGCCCGCCACATCGGTTCCGGCATTGTGGTTTGATTTTCAGCAACCCACTTGATCTGCGCACAGCCCTCACCCGCGACTGTTTTGAGCATAATCGTTTTGAACTTGCTAACATAACTACCCATCAACTTCATCATGATGGGGTCAATTTCACGGGGTACATACGAGCGTTTACGGGCTAACGGATTAACACCAAGCAAGTCCCGAAAGCTTTCAAAGGACACCGCCTGAGCAGGGTCACCAATAAACTTTACGATGTTAGCAGGTGTATCTTTATGGTTATGGGTCCCGGGAACACGTAGCACACGTGCCGAATCAGATGTTACTGCAGCGTCAGCATACATACTATGATCGACGCACAACTCCTTCAGACGTTCTGCAACCGGTAACCATACATCACGAGCGACTGGCTCAGTTAAAGACCAGTACACATGAACACCACGCCCAGAATTGACCATCGTGGGGCGAGGCAGCTTAAGCTCTTTACAGAAATTACGCAAGCCTTGCAGGGCCTCCGTTTGCGTTTCGTAATCTTTTGTTGCACCGCAATCTAAGTCAAGAAAGAATGACCGTAATTGTTTGACGTTGTTGTTACGCCGCGAACCTGACTCTTCAAACGTAGCTAATGCGAAGTACGCATTCATTGAATCACGTGCGTCAAGCTCAAGCGCAGCGGCGACTGCTTCATCAAGGTTGGTATAGAATTTTTGCTTTACAAGTGGGTCTCGCTTTTCGCCGTGTAGTTCTTCAATACCTGTGATGCAGTAATACCCTTCATCACCAAGCACTGCTTCTAGAAATTCTTTTGTGTCCATGGCATCGCCTTGCTTGTTATTGTGGGTGAGGTGGGGCTACTCGCTGCACTGTGTAAGCCGCATGAATAGATATCAATTGTTAACACAACATCCGCTTTCGCCCCGAACTACTTAATCGTCCCATTCACCTACAATATCAGCAAGGGCAGCCTTACCTTCAACTGGTGCTGCGGTGGCAGTCTTCTTTGCCATCTTCTTTGGCTCTTCGATAGGCTCTTCAGCAACGGCTTCTGCTTTCGGTGCTTCAAGCTTTGGCGCAGCTTTTGCTACGGGCTTCTCGAACAGCTCGTCATCCTTCTTCGCAGCACCCACACCATCCATCTGTGAAACGGTAAGTGTGATTGCCTTGGTGGTGTCCTCGTGCTCACGCATCTCAAGCACGACTTCGATCTCTGCATCTTCGAGGCGACGAATAGGTTTGAAGATCAACTTAGGCGTTGGGCTTGAGGTATCAAAGCGCATCTCAGTCACAATCGCAGACGGTGCTTCGTTATGAGCCTTCAAGTGGCGACCATATGCTTGTAATGGCATCTTGTTCTTGTCGCCCGCACCAAAGATTGATGTTGATGGTAACGTCAACTGGTACACCTCACGCTTCTCAATCTCGCCTTCAAGCTGCACAGCCAAGCGTTGTTGGAAACGGCAAGCACGACCTTCACCTTGACCTGAGCCTTTGATGTTCTGCTTGCAGTCCATGCAACGATTTGATTGCTTGTTCTCTTGCGGTACATCTTCGGCAGGGGTTTGCGTATCTGCTGACCAACACGTGGGCTTAGTTACTTCACCCTCTTGGTAGCTTCCGGCAAAATACATGCGGCTGATCGGCGCAGCATCGACAATCACGATATTCATCGCACGTTCTTCGCTCACACGTTGCTCTTTACCATTGAGCAACTCACGGAACACGCCACCCTTAATTGACAAGCGGCGGTTTGAACCACCCCCTGCGCCACCGGACAGGGTATCCGATAAGCTGCCTTTAAGCTTCTCAGCAAGGGCTGAGGATTTACCGCTAAACAGAGTCATTGAAGTCATTGTCGTTCTCCTTATAGATCATGGTCGGGATTAAAATTCAGCTCAAGCTGAACAGGCACAGGAATGCTGCTGACTTCAACAACAGCATCCACAGGTTTCACTTCGGGGTCAGGGATTTTGGTCAAAGCTGCAATAACCATCGGAATGTTAAACCGATAAGTATTACCGACCTTGATGTACGTATGCTTAGGTACTTTCCCTTGACGTATCCATCCGCGAATACACGAGATAGACACGGTAAGTTGTTTTGCTAGTTCTTCAACTGGCACATATGGGGCTTCGCTCATTATTTTCTCCTTACGGTGACTGAGTATTGACTCTCAACGTTGAGTCCGGGGGGTAGCAGTTCGGGGTGTTCCTCCAAAAATTGTTTTACGTTACCTTGGTGCAGCCGCTTCTCGAACAACTCAGGTGCTTGGTGCTCGACAACAAACTTGCCCATCGACTCCCAATCGTTTGTCCAATAGCTTTGCTTTGTCGTGCGAAAGAACAGCCCTTCGGTTGTGCGTACGCTCTCGACGTTGTGCTCTTTGCAGTGGTCTAACAACGCACCTTTGATCTTGGTCATCTGATCCTTAAGTGCCTCTTCCTCCTGCTTGAACTGTTGCAGTAGCTCATCATGCTTGCCACGCATTTTGAGGTAAATCTTCACAAGCTTTTCTACGGGTATTTGTTGGTCATTCATGATACTCTCCAAGTGTCAGAAATTTAATTATAGTGACATATTCTACGCTAGTCAAGTAGATTATTGTATAAATCTATAACTTTTGAGTGGATGTCTATTTTGTTGTCAAGAAGTTGGTAAATATGACGTTCTACTGATGAGCCTTGTAACTGAACCACCGTTGTGGGATGGCGTTGCCCTGACCTATGCACTCGTGCGTTAGCTTGTGCGTATGTCTCAAGAGACGGTACAGGTCCCCACCAAACTACCGTATCGGCAGCGGTTAACGTCACACCGTGTGCGGCTGACTGGGGCTGAATTATAAGAACTCGTGGGTCTTGCGTGGTTTGAAAGCGGGTAAAAATATCGGTGCGCTTGTTGACTGGCACATCGCCTGAAATGATCTCGGCAGTAATCCCGTCAGCTTGCAGCTTGCCCGCCAAAATACTGATGACATGCTTGAAAGGCACGAACACCAGAACCTTTTGGTTGGTTTCATCAATAACTTCTTTTAGTGCGGCATACCGATTCTTAACGTCAAACTCAATCGTTTCACCTGTGTCGGAGTACACCGCACCACAAGATATTTGTAGGAGCTTGTTCATGTTCACTGCGGCGTTGACTGATGTAATCGCTTCGCCTGCCGCCTCGATGATCATGCGGTTCTTGAGCAGGGCGTAGTACCTCTGCTGCTGCTTGGTCAACTCAACTGTACGTTTGACGTAGGTCATCTCCGGCAGGTCAAGGCACTCTTCTTTCGTGAACCGAATAGCGGGTTGCAGGGCTTCAAACACAATCTGCGTGGCATTCGGTCTAGGTATCCACCGGAACTGGCTGACCTTGTTCATCACCATCTCGCGGAACGTGGACAAGAACCGTGGAACGGTAACGGGGTTAACGAGCTTTGCCAAGCCGTACGCATCAACAGGCGACTGCGCCGCAGGGGTTCCGGTTAGCATCCACAACCATGTATCAGGCTTGACTAGTCCGTTCAGTACCTTCCATCGCTTAGCTTGCGTATTCTTGTATGCGTTGGCTTCGTCAACGACAATCAAATCAAAATTTGCTTGTTCAATTTCATCGCGCACAATCTCAACACCGTCATAGTTGATAATGACAAACTCAGCATTACCGTTAATGATCTGCTTGCGCTTCTCTGCGTTGCCGTATGCGATGTCTACTGTGCGATGTATTGCGAACTTGAACAAGTCTGCCCGCCATGCGATGTCCATGATTGACATAGGGCAGATCACTAGCACCCGCCGGATTCGTTTCTCACGCAGCAAGTAGTCTGCTGCCCAAATGACGCTGCCTGTCTTGCCTGTGCCTTGCTCATTGAAGCAAAAGGCCCGCTTGTGTAACGTGAGGAATGCAG